AAGGGTGCCTACAGCATTACTTCCGAAGGTTTCACAACTATCTTCGTTAATGCAGATGCACATATTCGCGTTGCTGGCCACACTCAGATCGATCTTGAACAAGACCTCGATATGAACGTTGCGCGCGACTTTAACCTGAACGTTGGCGGCAACTGGAAGATTGATGTTGGCGGATGGAAGCACATGGTTGTTGGTAAGGATCGTATGGTCAACATTGGCGACTTCGACCAACTGATTGTGGCCAACGATCAAACGATCAACATTGGCGGTGGTCGTACAGATAAGATTGCCAAGAATAACCAAACGAACATTGATGGAAGCACAAAGCTAGTCGTTGGTGCTGATTCGGACTGGGACATTACAGGACACCACGTTGTTAAAATTGGTGGAGATCAAAAGTTCGATATCACTGGTAAGAATGAATTTAAGATTGGTGGCGGACAAACCTTCGACGTCACTGGCTCTAACCAGCTAAAGGTGAGCGGAAGCCAAACCATTACTGTTGGTGGTTCGCAAACATTGGTCGTTACAGGCGCCAAAACAACGCTTGCTGCGTCTAGCATGAAGGTTGTTTCCGGAGCTGATGCTATGCTTTCGAGCAGCATGGTTATGTCTTCTGGTTCGATGAGCATGGGTTCTACTGGTGGAGATACTATTATTTCCTCAAGTGGTAACACCAATATCTCTTCAACCGGAAACTATTACCTGAAGACAACAGGTAACTATGCCGTTGATGCTAACCGAATCGACCTGAACTCTGGTGTCGCCACCACGGTTACTGCACAAGTTCCAACTGCCCCTTCAGCACCAAATATTCCATCGGTTGGTTCTGCTTCGAGCGTTCAAAAGGCTACACCAGCAACTGGTCTGCCAACTGCTTCGCCACCTAGTTTTGGTAACCCTGCTAACAATCGTTTCCAAAATCTGACGACACCACCACGTAACTTTGAAATTGATACGTCGTACGAAACGCCAGAAGAAATCGCGACACCTGGTGGAACGGCATACCACAAGAAGCGTGATACGGAAATCATTGGTACCAAGAGCACTCCTGAAAATACGCCTGCGGAAGAAAAGGCTCCAGCACCAATCATTCCGGCCACAGTTACTTCAGCTCCGAAGAGCTGCGATCTGATTATGGCAATGAACGACTTCAATCTGATCTGCAGTCCTAAACACGTTCTTGCCGACCAAATGCTTCAAGATAGCCGTGGTTCAACTCCACGCAAGTACACCAAGCAAGAAATTGTATGTAATCTGAAGGGTCTGGCCGAAAACATTATGGAATCACTGGTTGGAATTGTCCCAGGTGGCCGTGCTGGTTTCGTTATCACTTCCGGATATCGTTTTGCTGGTCTAACGGCAAACGAATCTAAGGTGTCCGATCACCCTAAGGGAAATGCCTGTGATATCGTTCTGGCTGGTAAGAACTTTGACTACCAAGCTCACTACGATTTGGCCAAGCAACTTGCCGCTGCTCTGCCATTCCATCAACTGATTCTGGAATACCGTGACCCAGGTCGTCCAGGTAACTCGCGCGATAAACGTATTGTATGGATTCACATTGCCCACCGTTATGTTGGTGCCGCGAAACAAGTTTTCACAATGCTCAACGACAAGACCTATGGTCAAGGTCTGATCTTACTGGATAAATAATGCCTACACGTACCTACACAGACATCGATATGAGCTTCGCGCGCCACCCTGTAACAGGGGATATTGCGCTGAAGTATGATGCCTCGGCAATAAAGGCTGCTGTTAAGCACCTTGTTATGACACGCTTCTACGAACGTTTATTCCATTCCGAAATTGGTACGAACGTTCCTGATCTTCTGTTTGAATTGACCGGCCCATCTTTGTCCATCCGTCTTAAGAAATCTATTACGGATGTGATAAATAACTATGAACCACGAGTAGTTCTTATTTCGGTAGATGTGCTTTATCAAGTCGATAGCCACGAAATTCAAGTAACTATCTTCTTCCGTATTGTGAATACGGAAACACCACTTTCAGTTGACCTGATTCTTGAACGAACACGCTAATGGCAAACAATAACAAAATCACAACGTCCGAGCTAGATTTCGATAAGATCAAGGACTCGCTAAAGACCTTCATGCAAGGTCAGTCACTTTTCTCGGACTATGACTTTGAAGGCTCGGGCCTCTCAATTCTGCTTGACGTTCTTGCATACAATACACACTATAACGCTCTTTACACAAACTTGGCTGTTAATGAATCGTTCCTGGATTCAGCGGTTAAGCGTAACAGCGTTGTGTCGTTAGCAAAGGCTCTTGGCTACACGCCACGTTCAAGCTCGTCTGCCAAGGCAACAGTAAACGTCCAAGTCATCGCACCAACGTCTTCACCAGATTCTATTCTGATGAGCAAGTATTCTCCATTCACCACTTCGGTAGATGGTATTACATACACGTTCTTCACGAACCGCGAATACACGGCTGTACGTACAACTGACGACTCGACAAATTATCTCTTCAGCAATGTAGAACTGATTGAAGGCGCTCCTCTCCAATACGACTACACAGTGGCTGATGGCGTTCGTTACTTGATTCCTAACACCAACTGCGATACATCCACTGTTACGGTCAAGGTGCAGGAAAGTTCTAACTCCAACATCTATACAACCTTCAATCTATTCTCATCAATTGCGGACGTTGATCCTGACACCAACGCATACTTCCTTAAGGAAATTGATGATGGTATGTATGAAATCGTTTTCGGAGATGGCTCAATTGGTCGTGCCGTAACTCCAGGAAATATTGTTCACATCGAATACTTCGTGACAAGTAAGGGAGTTGTTAATGGTGCATCGAGCTTCACCTATGGCGGAACATCGCTTGCTGGTGGTACAGCTGTGGTCACAGTTCTTACTTCCGCTGCAGGTGGTTCGGACCAAGAAAGTGTTTCGAACATTAAGTTCAACGCTCCTAAGTTCTACTCAGCACGTAACCGTGCCGTAACGACAGAAGATTACCAATCGCTTATTCTTGCGCAACTTCCTGAAACTGAATTTGTTTCTGTTTGGGGTGGTGAAGACAATGTACCACCAATCTATGGTAAGGTCTTTGTCTGCGTTAAGCCAAAGAACGTCTCGAAGCTAAACGACGCGCAAAAGTCATACGTCGTTAACACTATTCTCAGTTCCAAGAATATGGTTTCAATCAGCCCAATTATGGTTGATCCTGAATATATTGACATTGGTCTAGAAGTGACTGTGTATTACAACGAATCTGCAACTACCAAGAACTACAACGACATCGTTGGTCTTGTCAAGTCCGCAATTACTTCGTACGACTCGTCATATCTACAAAAGTTCAATGGTGTTCTTCGTTATTCTAAGCTGACTGCGGTCATTGACGGTGCGGACCCTTCTATTACCAACAACATTACAAACGTAATGATTCGTCGTTCGATTCAGCCAAAGTTTGGTGTATCGGCGCAGTATCTGATTAACCTGATCAATCCAATCGAACAAACTAAGGTTCCTGGTGCTGTAGTTTCGTCTCTGTTCTATCTACAGAACGACTCACAGGCTTATTACTTCCGCGACGATGGACTTGGAAACGTTCAGATTTGCTACGATAACAACGAAGCAAAAGGAATTGTGGTTAATTCGAAGACTGGAACAGTTGATTACGCCAAGGGTATTATCAATATCCTGAACATTAACATCCAATCTACACCGACTGGCGAACTGACTTTCACCATTAATCCTGATTCCAACGACGTCGTATCGGCCCTGACACAAATTGCTCGTATCGATCCCGACAATCTGGTGATCAATGTTATCAGCGATAAGACTTCTCTTGGTGACCTTCGTGGTGGTTACGGATATACCTTCACATCTTCGAGTAAATAATGGCTTTTGATCGCGTAAACATTTCAACGCTTGTTCCTTCGCAGGTTCCTGAATACATTCGTACGAACTACACAACGTTCGTACAATTCATCCAGGCATACTACGACTACATGGACCAGACCGGAGTCGTGGTTGACATCTCAACCATTCGTGATCTAGACAAATCTATTGCGCTTTTCATCGACCACATCAAGTACGAAATTGCGCCAAAGATTCCATTCGATATTTCGGAACATCGTTTTGATGCTATGCATCTTCGCGACCTGTACGATGCTAAGGGTTCTGAATCTTCGATCAAGTTGCTTTTCCGTATGCTGTACGCTAAAGAAACTGAAATCTCATATCCGTCACAGCAAATGTTGATCCCTTCGGATGGGCGTTGGCAACAACCAAATTCTATCTTCGTTCGTTTTGAAAGCGATACAAGTACCATTCGTGATCTGATTGGACAACTAATCACGATCAACAATAATGGTAATCGCATCCAAGTATTTGTGGAACGCGTTGAACCTGTCGTTATTCTAGATGGTACAGGCAACCAAGTTGTAGACCCAACCATCTATCAACTGTTCATTAGCAAGGACTATTTCGGTTCTATTGTCGTTGGTGCAAGTGTAACTTCTATTGTTGGTGCCAAGACCTACATTGGTGAAATCCTACCAAGTACCACGAAGATTAACATCATCAGTGGCGGCCAGGGTTTCCAAGTTGGTGAAATCTATCAAATCAATACCAAGTCCGGAACTGGTGCGCTTCTGAAGATTAACAAGGTTGACTCGAACGGGGCAATCCTGCAAGGCGTTTTGATTGGAGCTGGTGTTAATTATGCTACCACCTTCACGACGACCCTCTTCGCCAAGAAGTATAACCAATCTGCTGACCTTCCAGGCTTCTCGGTTTCGTACACTGGTGGAACTTATTCCGTAGCCCTGGCCGAACGAACTGATCCTATGGCGGACGGTGGTATCATTATGTACTACGACTATACGGATCCTCTTGACCATTGGGACGACTCATACGTTGGTAATCCTGTAGGTTCGTTCTACAACCTTGGCACCTCGGTTTCGGTAGACCTATCTCTGGCCGCGAATATTCAGGTCATTGTTGATTCCGTCGTTAAATATCCCGGCTTCTTTGCTTCAAATGCAGGCTTCCTGTCGGATGCTCTTTACATTCAGGATAGCAAATACTATCAACAATTCTCCTATGTTGTTAAGCTAGACCAAACTCTGGACAGTTATGCAGGTGTGCTCAAGTCACTGCTACATCCAGCTGGCGTTAATTTGTTTGGGGAATTCAATCTCAATGACTCTCTGTCGTTGGAACCATCAGTGGACAGTTTCGTTACTGGCACCTAAATAAAATAAGGAATAAGAATGATTAAGGACCACGTTAAAGTTACAGGCGCACTGACGATTCAGCGTTACAACGAAAAGGGCGAACTGACCCTTGAGCAATTTGAAGACAATCTTGTTGTGAATGCTGGTAAGGCATTCATTGCTGGCCGCATGGGGTCTTCGCCACCAGCTGTTATGACTCATATGGCTATCGGCGCACCGTCATTCGTTCCTTCGCCACTGCCTCAAGATACCGCTCTATCGACGGAACTAGCTCGTGTAGTTATGGCTCCTGCTGGCGGAACGTCCTCAAACAATACAGTTTCATATGTCGGTGTATTCCCAGCCGGCACAGGAACTAACTCGGCAATTACCGAGGCTGGAATTTTCAGCGCTTCATCTGGTGGAAACATGCTTTGCCGTACAACCTTCGTTGGTATCAGCAAGCTCATCACAGATACAATCGTAATCACTTGGATCATTACAATTAGCTAATATGGCAAACTCAGTTCTAATCAAGACCGACCTCAAGGGAAGCATTGCCGATAGTTTTATTGGTAGTCTTAACAACAAGACAAATCGCTATTACTACTTCCTTGGTCGTACGCAACCATGGGATTACGATTATCAGCCATTCACGGCCAACGACAGTTACCACAATGAATTGGTGACACGTCAGGACCTAATCTACGCAAAGCAAATTCAATCGACCGATGTATCGTTGGTTGTTAAGCGCATCGATTGGAAGACCAATACAATTTTCGATCGTTACGATGACGAATATTCGACTGAACTGGTCGGCATTAACCTGATTTCCGGTGGCGCGAACTACACTTCAGCTCCGACAGTTGTTATCAACGGAACTGGAACAGGTGCCGCAGCAACAGCCACTGTATCAACGGTCACTGGTCGTATCACTTCGGTAACTGTTACTTCGCGTGGAACTGGTTACCTCAACTCGCTAACGAATCCACCAACGATCACATTCACTGGTGGCGGCGGTAGCGGAGCCACAGCTTCCGCTGTTCTGGTGAACGCGCAAGGTAATGTGACTCGCCTTGAAGACTCACAGTTTTACGTCCTAACAGATGACTACAATGTGTATGTTTGCCTAGACAACAATAACAACGCACCTTCAACTGTTAAGCCATACGGAACGTCTAGCACTCCAATAATCCTCAATGACGGATACAAGTGGAAGTACCTATTCACTCTTCCTCTGGCGCTTCGTGCTAAGTTCCTCACCACAGCTTACATGCCTGTTGCGACTTCTCTGCGTGCACAGTTCTACGCATCTGGCGCAATTCGCAATGTACAAATTGGTTCTCCTGGTACCAACTATGGAACTGGTGGTGCTTACATTAGCGCATCTGGCGATGGTTATCTTGCTTCGGACCCGTACTATGTTACGGCTCTAAGTCTTGGTCTACCAAACAATGGTGGTGCTGGCTATTCAACAGCAGTCGTTAACATTGATCCTCCTTTCGGTGGTTCACTGGCATCGACCGCATGGGTTACTGGTCGCGTCTACATCTTTGGTCAATACGTTTCTAATAACGGAAACATTTACATCATTGATGTTGGTGGAGTATCAAACGCAACGCCGCCAACCCACACTACCGGAAGTGTTACCAACGGACCAACTTATCGTTATATTGGAACGGCAGCTACAGCGCAAGCAACACTGGTTAGTGGCTCAGTTACGGCTCTAACTCTGAACCAAGGTGTTCGTGGAGTTAACATCGTCAACGGTGGTTCGGGCTATGCCAATGGACCAAACGCTGTTACGTTCAGCTCAGGAACTGCCACGGCTGTAGCATATGCACAGAACGGTGTTATCTATCGTATCGATATTACCAATCGTTCGCTGAACAACTACACGACACTTCCAACAATCACATCTATTGCTGGAGGTGGTACTGGTTTTGTGGGAACGGTTCTTGGGCAATCTGGTGCTGGTTACTCAAGCGCACCAAACGTCACTGTAACAGGTACTGGAACGATTACCAGCCCAGCGTCTGTTACCGCAACTATGATTAAGTCCGAAGCTCGTATCTTCCCAGTTATCTCCGGCGGTGGTATTGTTTCGGTTCAAATCGTTGATGGTGGTGTTGGATATACATCTGTAGACTTGAATGTGACTAGCTCGTCAGGAACAGGCGCAAAGCTGACTGCTGACCTTCTTCCAGGTGATGCCACCACTCTGCAATCTAATACAGAATTGACTGCTGTCGACGGCGCTATCTACACGATCCCAGTTACTTCTGGTGGTTATGGCTACACTACCATTCCTAACGTGATCATTCGTGGTGAAGGTTCCGGCGCTGCAGCCACAGCTTCTATCTCGAATGGAGCAGTTACCTCAGTTACTGTTACAAACCCTGGAGCCGGATACAAATCCGTCAAGATCGAGTTTTCAGGCGGTGGCGGAAGCGGAGCTGCGGCCCGTGCGATTATCTCGCCATATGGTGGCCACTCAAGCAATGTTGTTAAGGGACTTCTAACACGAAGCCTGATGTTCTATTCGGAAATTTCAAAGGACCAAGTTAACGGAAATTACCTGGGTGCTGACTACCGTCAATTCGGTATCTTACGCAATCCTTACGTTTATGGTTCGCCAAGTTTCACGACTGCAAATATCATCACTGCTTGCTGGACGATTACACCAACGACTTCTATTCCTGTTGCGGTAGTTGCGGATAGCATCCTAACAACTGTACCAACTATTGGTGGTATCAACGCGTCAGTTACAGCTGTAACTTCCGGAACTGTCTATACACTGAATTCGGTTGCTGGCATCAACGTTGGAATGTCTCTGACTGGTCCTGGCGTTGTCGACGGAACCACTGTGGTGTCTATCAACAATCTGACTGTTACGGTGTCGACTCCTATTGCCGGTCTTACAACCGGAGCAGCACATCGCTATAACTATATCGCTCGCTTCCGTGTTGTCTATGCTTCTACGTCAACTGTATTGTCGCAATCCATGGACAATATCGTTCCGAGCGTTGGTGATTTGTTTAGTCTAAGTGGAAATTCATTTACTGCTGCGACGATTACTCCACCATCTTTTGATAAATATTCGGGTGATCTGCTTTATCAAGATAATCAGGTTCCATTCCAACCTCAGGATTCTTCATCTGAGAAAATTACTATCAGCACTATCTTTAAGTTCTGATTCGCTGCCTAAATAGTTCCCTATGACGCTAAACTTCAATACCGATCCGTACAACGACGACTACAGCGAATCTGCTAAGTTCTATAAGATTCTGTACCGTCCAAGCTATCCTGTTCAGGCTCGCGAACTAACGCAAATGCAGACTATTCTGCAGACGCAAATTGCTCGTCACGGAACGGCTATTTTCAAGCAAGGTTCTATGGTCATTCCTGGCCAAATGGGAATCTACAACAACATTGCTCTGATCAAGCTGCAGAACACGTATGCAGGAAATAACGTTGACGCATACATCAACAATTTCCTGGGTCAAGTTATTACTGGTTCCAGTGGTCTGACCGCAACGGTCTTCTTTGTATCGCCAGCAACCTCCACCGACCCACACATTCTTTACGTCAAGTACACCAACTCCGGTACAACAAACGTAAACAAGAACTTCGTTGAGTCGGAAGTTATTACAGCTGCTAACGGTTACCAAGCAACTCTGCTTGCAACCAACGCAACTGGAGCTGGTTCGTTCGCTGGAATCGAACAAGGCGTTTACTTCATCAACGGGCAATTCCTGCTTGTTGAACAACAAACCATCATCCTGGACAAGTTTGGTACATCGCCATCTTACCGTGTTGGTCTGGCTGTTAACGAACAAATCGTTACTCCAGAAATGGATGAAACGCTTCTGGACAACGCTCAAGGTTCGTATAACTACGCAGCTCCAGGTGCGCACCGTCATTATATCGAACTCGATCTGCAAAAGCGTGATCTGACTTCTACTGACGACGCTAACTTCATCACGCTTTCGGTGGTTGATACTGGCGTTGTTCTTCGTGACACACGCACAACTGAATACTCCGATCTAGAAAAGACTCTTGCACGACGTACCTATGATGAATCGGGTTCATACACTGTACGCGACTTCCAAATTGACGTTCGCGAATACCGCAACAACGACCGTGGCGCATGGGTTACTGCAACACCATATCTGGCTGGCGACGTTGTTACCTCCAATGGTAAGTTCTTCACTTGCGTTACTCAAGGAGTTTCAAATGTTGCCCCTAACGCAACTCTGGTTGGTACACTGGTAACTGATGGTTTGATGGTTTGGGAATACACTCCTAACCCAATCTACAATCGTGGTATCTTCACGCCAAAGGTTACTGACACAACTCTAGCTGCCCACCAAGCTAACGAAGCTCAACTGGCAATTGGTCTGGAACCAGGTAAGGCATACGTCCAGGGTTACGAAATCGAAAAGATTGCAACTGAATATGTTGCAGCGCCAAAGGCACGTATCACTAATCCAGTGGCAGTTAACAATGCGGTTGTTACAACTAACGTTGGTAACTATGTTCTGGTGACTGGCCCTTCGGTTATTCCAGCACCATTCACGCTGATCAATCTCTACGATAACTACGCAGTAACTCCAGGAACTCAGCCAACAGGTAACGTCGTTGGAACGGCTCGCGTTCGTGGTATCGAATACCATTCTACTGGCGTCTACAAGATGTTCTTGTTTGACATCAAGATGACATCTAGTGCTGGCTTTGACCGAAAGGTTAAGAGCTACGGTGCTAGCGCAATTTCGTTCACCGCAAATGACAATGGTATTGCCAAGGCTCTAGTTGGTTCTATCAGCACTTCTGGTACAACTATCACTGGTAACGGAACCAGCTTCCTAACTGATCTGATCGTTGGCGATATGATCTATCTGCCAGGTACAACTGTTACCATTCAAATCGCAGCGATCACTTCCCAGACAGCAGCAACAGCAGTATCTGCTCCTGCGACGCAAACGAACCAAGCATATCAACTGTACACAGCAAAGGTTTTTGAGCCACTGTCTGTTGATGCTATCTATCCACTTCCATTCTACGCAACTGCAACTCTGGCAGACGTAAACTACACAGTCTACGAAAAGCTGACCAACGTTACGTCGTCTGCAGGTGGTGTTGCGACTTTCACTTACACCGGAACTGGTACACTGAGTTCTGCTGGTGGTATCACGAACTACTTGTTCACCAGCAACAATCTACCTGTAACTCCGTCATCTGTTTCTATCGCTGGTAACCAAGTTATCGCCAATGGTGTTCCTGCATCGGCCACTGTTCAATGTATGGCTGCGGTTCAGTACACCGGTGTTCTTGGTACGACTGAAAAGGTTAAGACCCTGACCAGCCAAAGCACCATCTTTAGTACAGCTACAGCTGCTAACTCGATCCTGACTCTCGATAAGGCTGACGGATTCAAGCTGGCTCGTGTTGAAATGGATACGTCTGTTGCCTTCGGTGGTTCGCCAACTTGGGCGAACACGACTGATATTACAGATCGCTACGACTTCTTCAACGGAGTCTTACTACGGACCAGCTTATCTTAAGCTGAAGGGTTCTTACGCACCTCCAACCAATCCTATTCGTGTGACGTTCCAATACTTCACACATGGAACTGGCCACTACTTCTCGAAGAACAGCTATGCTGCGATCGACTACAAGCTGATCCCTAACTTCTTCGACATTGCTCTTCGTGACGCACTGGACTTCCGTCCACGTTCGGATGACGGTGTTACCATCTCTGGTACTCTGCCAGTTAAGCGTGGTATCAACATCACTGCGGATATTCAGTACTATCTGTCACGTGCTGACATTCTGGCCATTGATTCGGCCGGTCGTTTCTACCTGGACAATGGTACACCAGATGTATCGCCAAAGCAACCAGCTGTTGATCCAACCGCGATGGTTCTTTACGGCCTGACCTACCAACCATACACATTTGGTTCAGGTAGCGACAATGTTATTGTGTCTAAGACCGATAACAAGCGTTACACAATGCGCGACATTGGTAAGCTGGAACAACGTATCAGCAATCTGGAATACTACACCAGCCTGAGCCTGCTGGAACAAGAAACTCAGTCCCTATCGATCCGCGACGCTAACGGTCTGGAACGCTACAAGAACGGTTTCATCGTTGACTCGTTCAAGGGTAACGGAATTGGCGATACCTCGTCTTCGGACTATGTTGCTGCTACCGATCCTCTGAAGGGCGAACTGCGTCCTTACTTCACGATGCAAAACGTGAACCTGATCGAACAAGCTGTTTCCGATCAAGAACGTACAGCATCGAACTACAAGCTGTGGGGCGATGTTATCACCCTTCCACTGGACCCAACTACTCCGCACGTTGTGCTGGTTGACCAACCATATGGAACTCGTGTTGAGAACGTTAACCCGTTCGCTGTTTTCACATTCCTTGGTGACATTTCGATCAACCCAGCAACAGATGACTGGTTCGAAGTTAACCGTCTTCCAGACATCGTTCAATCCGTTGAAGGAAACTACAGCGAACTGACTTCGACTCTTGCAGCACAAGGTGTTCTGGGAACCGTTTGGAACGGCTGGCAAACACAATGGACTGGCGCTCCTGTTCTGACGAACAGTCAAGTTGCCGCAGCTATGGCTGTTGCAAATGGTTGGACCGCAGCGGTTGTTACCAAGACCGATACATATGCAACAACTGTTGGTCAAACTCGTAGCGGAACTACCACTACTGTGGTTCCAACATACTCGAACACCACTATCGGTGATCGCGTTGTTTCGTCACAAGTTATTCCATACATTCGTTCGCGTAACATTCTGGTTCAAGTTAAGCGTCTGAAGCCTAACACTCGCTTCTATCCGTTCTTCGACGGCGTGAAGATTGATTCATACTGCACACCAGCAACTCGTATCACTTACACTCTGACTTCTGCAAAGGCGTTCGATGTGAATACGAACGTTGGTCAAAACATGATGCAATCGGCTCGTATGATTAACGGCGATGCTCAAGTATGTCTGAACAAGGGCGACCTGATTACCGCAACTGGTGGTGCTACTGCCGTGGTTGTTGGTTCTTCGACTAACAACGGCGTTCTGACTCTGGATGTCGTGAACATCATTGGTACGATTTCTCCAGGCAACACTATCACTGGTTCGATCCAAGATGCTTCGCTGAACGTTGCGACAGGTACAGTTCTGTCGGTTGTTCCGCAAACTAATCTGATTACAAACAACGGTGGTGACCTGAACTTCCTGTTCAACATCCCTAATACTGATTCGCTGGCTTTCCGTACTGGTACTCGTGAGTTCCTGCTTCTGGACCAACCACAAAATGACGTGAACGTAACTTCGCGCGCTCGTGGTTCGTACTACGCAACAGGTATCGTTGAAACCAAGCAAGCAACTATTCTGTCAGTTCGTAATGGTGAAGTTTCTACTTCTACCGTCAACGACTCACGTACCATCATTGAATCGTCTGACCGCGTAACCGTGGCAGCTGGTCTTGCTGGTAATGGTGCGCTGGCTCTGGCCCTTCGCGACGCTGACGGCAACATTACTGGTTCCGTAACACCAACTGGCCCGCAAGACCCGCTGGCACAAACCTTCTTCATCCAGAACACTGGTGGTGCCTTCCTGTCGAAGATTGATATCTTCTTCGCTAAGAAGGATGCTAACATTCCAGTTACTCTGGAAATTCGTGAAGTTGTTAACGGATACCCAGGTGTTAAGGTTCTACCATTCTCACGTGTTACACTGACACCAGACCAAGTAAACATCTCGTCTACAAATGTTATGCTTGATGGCGTTCTGACTCCTGCGTCGGATACACCAACAACATTCAACTTCCCGTCGCCTGTTTACGTTCAAGACGGTCAGCAATATGCTATCGTCCTGATGGCTGAAACCCAAAACTACATCGTTTGGATTAGCCAAATGGGTGAGACAGTTCCAGGAACTGAACGTACTGTATCTGAACAACCAAATCTCGGTTCTCTGTTCAAGTCGCAGAACGCATCTACTTGGACACCTGATCAGTCGCAAGACCTGATGTTCAAGGTATGGCGCGCGAAGTTCAATATTGGTGCAAGTGCTAATCCGACTCAAGGTCTGGCTCGCTTCGTCAACGACGATCTGGGCAAGCAACGTCTCGGAAACAATCCTTTTGAAGTTCGTGCTGGCGTAACAAAGATTCGTGTTCACCAACCATACCATGGTCTGACCGAAAGTTCTTCAGTTACGATTGAACCAGCTCTGGCAGCTTACACTGCTGGTGTCGGTATTACCACATCTACGTCTTCGCCAAATATCACTTCTACAACTTCCTTCACTACGCAAGGTATGTTGGTGAATGCTGCAGTTTACACTACAGCAAAGGTATTTGTTGGTGTTGTGACATCGATCATTGGTGGAACTGTAGCTATAATGAGTGCTAATGCAACAGTTTCTCTGGTCAACCAACCGTTCCTGTTCGTGAATACTCCGGTTCCTGGCGTTGTTGCTACAGATATCTACAAGACTCAAACAGGTCTATCAGCTATCCAAGCCGACTCGTATGTTATTACACTTCCATCTACTTCAATTCCTATTAACACTGGATATCTTGGAGGTACAGGAGTTCGTGTTTCGCGTTCGATCCAATATGACGTGTTCCAGCCTTCTGTGCAAGTTCTGAACTTCCCAGAAACAACTACGAGCTATTCGATTCTTGGAACAAGTGGTAAGACTATCAACTCGTCACAAACTCCATTCGTATCGGATGTGGTTGGTATTCCAGTTGTTATCAACGACAACAACGTGCTGTCTTCACCAAAGATGGTTGCTAACCGCGCAAGTGAAAACGCTCTGCTAGCTGGTACTCGTTCTCTGAAGTTTGACGTTAAGATGTCTAGCTTGAACGATGCTCTGTCGCCTGTTGTGGACACTCAACGTACAAGTTTCATTGCTATTTCGAATCGCGTTAACATGCCATTCGAAGCTAATACCAACGTTTCAGGTTTGGATGATCAACTGGTTGTTTCTAACAATCTGATTCAGTTCTCAAACAATGGCAATCTGTACAGTGCCGATGCGACAACCAGCGGTCTTCTGACAAGTGTTCCTATC